AATTAGGTTCCTTTACCAAAACTTGCCGAAGACTTGCTCTCTTTAAAGAGCGGCATCCTTGGGTCGCTTTGACGCATTAAGTTATTGTCCACCGCCTCCGTCTGTTGTTTTGTTAAATCATCGTAGTATTTCGCACGTTGTTCAACAAACTCTTCAGGAGTCTTGCAAAGCAATAACCCACCAATCTCAATATTGCCGTTAAAACGGCTATTGGGGTCGATTAGCAGTCTAAACTTCGGTTGCTCTTCAATCTTCACTGGCTCATAACCTTCCCGCATTGCTTTGGAAATATTACGTGGGTCAGCATTGTTCAAAAGAGAAACACGAATCCATCTGTACTTGTATCCCGGTTCTTTGTCAGGTTCTGGCAAGAGTTCTGGGGGCATCCACTGCTTGGGGCGCTCCGCCAATACACGGTCTTCAAGTTCACGGGGTTTTCTGTTGGTCGCCATATTAAGACTCCATTTTTAGCACTGCTTGTGCGTATTGTTCAGGGGAAAGTCCAAGTTTTTTAGAAATAGCCAATTGAGATTGGGTCAATCTTATTTTCTTGGGGGCTGTGCTACGAGTTGCTGGTGCAACGTTCGTGCTTGGTCTTGTACGAGAGTACTCGTTTTGATTCTGTCTGTCGGTCTCAAATTTCTCTGGGAACCGTTGACGCATCGTTTCATCAATACGCCTGTAGTATTCTTGTGATGATAACACCACGCCTTCGTCTTTAAGTTGTTCGTGTAAGGCTAACGCCATTCCAGTCATCAACTTATCTTGACCAAACCAACCGTTTTCTTGTTGCCAAGCAACTGCGCTGGGGTCAGCACGAGGTGTTACCGCCTCTTGCCTAGTTTGTACTACAGGAGTTTCTGTTTGTAAAGGGGTTGGCTTAAAGTTTTTAACTTTTTCTTGCCTTAACGCCACATCGGTGAGTTTTTGCTGGGCTTCAAGCATTTTTTCAGTATCGCCAGACTCGTAAGCCTCTCGATATGAACGCTTTGCTTGCTCCATTTCCATCTCAACGTTCTTGGAAACGCTTTGCAAAATGCTCTTTTCGTTCTCATTTAGGTGGCTTTTGAGTCTTTTATTCTCTTCAATCACCTGTTGAGCGAACGCTAAAGCCTCTTGCTGCTCCCGCATTGCGGCATCTTTCTCACGTCTTTCATCGTGAGCCAACTTTTTCATCTGCAAAAGTTTCTTTTTAACCTTTGCCGAGTAGTCGGTCATCTCGTCATCGTAGAGTTCTTCCTTTACATTCTCAGGAAGCGGGTCTACTCTGTCTTGTTCTGGTCTGTCATCCTCGATTTCTATCTCGATTTTGACATCGTCCTTCTCTTCTCCCTCTCTGGCGACAATTTCTGTCCCCTCGTCTGGAAATTTAAAGCCGGGTTTTTCAAATTCTGCCATTTGTACGCTCCTTATTTGCGTTTGATTCCTCTGGGGTCGTCTACCACACCTTCAACCGAGTCATCATTAATCATGCGGAAGTCTTTGCCATGAATGACAAGACGTGAGCCTGAGTTAGGACGTACAAGGACAAAGTCGCCTTTCTTGCACCACGCTCCAGAGGGGAAGCGGGTAGCATCTTTGTAGCAATCTGGACCTAAATCCACTACAAAAAGGACGGTAGTAAGCATTTCTTCGTATCGCATGGTCTCTTGGGCTTTGATTAAACCCATGTCGGAGCCATCGATTTCTTCTTCAGCCTCTGGAATAGCACAAAGAATGTGATATCCGCTGGGTTTGGGAAGTTGTTTTGCTTTTTCTTCAACAGTTTTGTTGATTGAACCAATGATTACGGGGTTGTCTGGATTGGTAGCCAGTAGGATTTCAGTCGTCATCAGACTCCTCAAGGTTTTTTTGTAGGTCTTGGATGTTTAAACGGGCAGTGAGAAGACCTTTTATCTCTCCGACCATTGCTTTGTACTCCACGTAGTCTTTGGCGCTTCCGCTACCCAAGGCTTCTTGAAGTTGTGCCACTTTGTCATCTATCTTTTCAGACAGAAGTTTTAGGATTTTTTCGTTCATGTGTTGCCTTTATTGATTCGGGCATTTTCTTTGGCTACGTCTACTCCCATACGTAGTTTTTCTAGAGCCATCTTCTCTTGGCTCTCTATTGCATGGCGCTCCGCCTCTGCTTGGATTTTCATTTGCTCTAGTTGAGCCTGTTGCTGGATACGCATGCGCTCGGTCTCGATTTGAGCCGTCTTTGCTTGTGCATCGGTAGCATCTTTTTGCATTTTTCGCTGGGCATCTTGCTGTTTGACTTGCAGTTCTGCCTGTTGCAACTGGATAAGTGGGTCTTGTTGTTGCTCTTGAGCCTTCTGTTGAGCCGCTTGTCCCTTGTGGATTTCCAGTAACTGCTGGCTGGCGGTGGCAACCAAGCGAGAAAGTTGAACTTCGACAGAGGCTGGCAATGGCTTGTCTGGCTCTGGCAAGGTAACGCCCAGTTGTTTCTCGATTTGGGAGCGGTATTGGAATCCCAAGTGCTCTGCCATGTGCGCTTGGAGAGCCGCCATGATTTGGTTGGCTTGTGGGTTTTGTCCCAAAGTCTTCATCACCACGGGGTCGGTCATAAACGCCTGATGTGCTGCAATGTGGGCATCGTGGTCTTGGTAGATGAACGCCTTCATTGGTTTGCCGTTGACCGAATTCATGTTTTCACTGATTGGGTCTAGCGGTTGTGCGTCATCGTCCAGTTTCACCAACTTCTCTGCGTTCTTAATACCCAAAACATCCAGCATCTGGCGATGTAAATAGGCTAGGTCGTAGAGTTGAGGCGCTGTTTGCGCCAATTGGATAACCGCTTGATACTGGACAACCTTCTGCGATAGCGTAGCAGCGTTCGGGTCTGACACGGGAATAACATCCACCATGTCGTAATCGGATTTCTTAGCCTGTCTATCACCCTGCGTAGGTTCATATGGATACTCCTCTGGTGTGTAGTCCCGAATGATGTCTTTGAGGAGGCGCAACTCTTGTTTCAAAGAGTAATGGATACGGGCTTGTACCGCACTCATTACCTTCATGGTTCTCTCTAGGATTGCTAGAGTTGTACCCACTGGAGAGTTAGCCGACATATCCGACACTTGGATGTCAGCCGCCCCTGCAAACCTACGCCCCTCTTCCACGATTTGGTTGAGCAAGGACATCAAGACTTGGCTTGGCTCCTTGTAGGGGAGCGTCATTATGTTGTCTTTGATAGTTCCAGACGGAACATCTACGTCACGGAATTCTGCTGGCGCTATTGGTGTGTCGTCACCTTTGACTCGCAGACCACGAGTTTTGAAGCCACCGGGAAGGTTTGACAATGTTCCTGCGTCCACCAATTGGCGAATAAGAGAAGTGCCAGACTTAGCAAAAGCACCGACAAGATGGATAAGCCCAAAGCAATAAAAGCCAAAGCCCGGCACGTATCCATAATGGACAAAGTGCGTTCTCTTCTGGTAAGTCTTATCGTCTTCTTGCCAGTTCCTGCGGATAGACAAACACTTCCTGCTACCCTTTTCAACCGTAACAACATACGGTAAAGCAATACCAGTAGGTTCACCATCTTTTCCTTTGTGCTCGTAGCCCTCTAGGTCAAGGTTGACGTGCATCTCCAATAGTTTGTAACGGTCATCGGTAGTAGCCCGAAAGCCCATCTTCTCGGCAATCTTCTTTTCTACCTCATCCATTGTGTTGTTGGGTTCACCCAAATCACAATCTAAGTAAAAACCCCCAACCTGCAATCTGCGGATTTCATTCTCTGTTTTCCGCATAACATGGGTAACACGTTCTGCACTCTCAAGATTAGACGCTCCATAAGGCACAACCACGTCTTCTGCTGGGAGGAAAATAGCCGCAGGGCGTTCCATGTTGGGGTCGTAGTAGACCTTTTTAAAAGCATTACCCGCTAGTCCCAAGCCCCAAAGCATGCGCTCAGTCTCAGGTCTGTACTCCACCATCACATCTGTGATTTGGTAATTCATGTCGTTTTGGACACGCATTGCCGCTTCTTTTTTCTCTGGCGTTTCTTTGCCAACGATTTCAGTCTTGACTGGACCTGCCGCTGGCAGGATTTCCATAATGGTTTCGGCTTGGAACTTAACTAACGCCTCTGATAGTAGAGGGTGGTATACGCCACATGCGCCAGCCCACGGGTCTGTTCTGTCTTCTATCTTCATGCCAAGGAGTTCTAGTCCATCGACATAGGTTTGCATCCAATCTCTGCGGGACGCTACGTCATCGTCATAGTCACTAATGAGTTCTTCT